ACTCGCAACCACAACCAATCATTCACAAGCCGATATCGCACGTATTGTTGGAGCAGACCCGGGAACAGTGACGCAAACACTTAATAGGTACAACATTGACCGTACCAAATTGGATACATTCAAAAATCACAGAGCAGACATCCTCGCAGGATTACAAAATAAAATTATAGAGAGGCTCAATATCGATGATATTAAAATAGATAATGCCAAAGCGATGCAGTCTGCGATCACCGGATTCGGCATCCTATACGACAAAGAGCGGGTCGAGCGAGGGCTATCAACCACCAATTTAGACGTGGTTCACACCGATATTGCCGAGTTAAAGAAGTTACAGATACAGAAAGACGAGTCAAATCAATAGGTTAATGTGTGTATGTCGTATAACATGCATTATGTAAATTGGTGATTAGCGTCACAAAACAAGGGTTGTGGAGGGTAATTGGTGATTCTGGTCACAAATATGTTGAGGGGGGGGTACAGGTCAATAATTATAGGTGGGGTGTTATGATACACTTCTCCTATTATACCCCGGAAAAATAAAAGGTTTTTCTGGAGCGGTATCTTTGAGATACCTACAAGGAGGTTAAAATGGATTACAGGAGTAAGGTTTTTGCAGATTTAGCAGAGTGTATTTTGGTAGGTGGGGCGTATAAGGCAACTAAATATCTCAGCGACAAGTTGACGATTAAGGCGACACGAAAACGGTATAATGGGAAATATGTTAGAAAGGAGAATGCTGACATTGTTTTTACAGTTGGAAAGCCGAACTATAGGGAGCGGGAGTTTATTAAGAAAGCGAAGATTGCAAGTGAGCCGTTTCCGATAAAAAAGATACAAGTGAAATTTCCGAGGGGTAAATAGTTATGGATTTACAGGAAGAAATAAAATTGCTTGAGCATAAGGTTAAGCTTTTAAAGCAGGTTAAAGAATTGCAAGATGCGATAAATGTTGCGCCGCAACCGGTTTATATTCCATATCCGGTGTATCCACCGCAACCAACTTATCCGGCTTGGCCTCCGTGGGAAGTTACATATACAAACGATTGTGGTGGAAGCAGTTTGGAAGTTGTTTAACAATGCCGTGGACGGGTAGTAGTTTTAAAAAGAGGCACAATAAGGGATTGAGTGATAAGCAGGCTACAACAGCCGCAAAGATAGCAAACCGAGTGTTAAGGGAAACTGGTGATGAGGGTAGGGTTGTCAGGGTAGCCAATGCGTCGGTGAGGAGAAAGAAACGTGGGAAATAAGACGCTGGGTGAGCGTGTGTTGGATTTGGAGCAGGTTGTTGTACGGATGATGGACAGGGTGGTTGAACTGGAAGATCGGTGTTACCGGTTAGAGGGCAAGGTGGGACGGCGTGGCGGTTCTTATGTGCGGGAGAATGGTAAGTGGGTAAAAAAGCAGCCATCGGAAATACAGGGATAGTTGGGAAGACGCCGGAAGAACGGTTAGTTGAGTTTCAGAAGAACTATGCGTGTTTTTTTTGGAAGCCGTATCCGTGGCAGGAGAGGGCTATAGAGGTTGTTCATAGCAAGAACCTTTGTGCGCCGATAGCCTCGAATAAGATCGGAAAATGTTTGACATATCAAACACTTATATCAACCCCCAGTGGAGAGATATCAATAGGAAGGCTCTTTAAAAATGGGCAACCGTTTGACGTTTATGCGTGGGATGGTTCAAAGAAGGTGGTGGCAAAAGCCTTTGCCCCATTTAAGAAAAAAGGCATTCATAAGTGTTACCGGGTTATAATGTCTGATGGCCGGTGGTTTGAAGCTGCGGATCACCATAAAGTTTTAACATCTTCTGGATGGACTTCCATTCAGGATGTACTTTTGCTATTCTCAAAAAACCATCATGTGTCCAACGGGGTATTTTACCATTTAGTTCATGACGGAGATGGTCGCCGTTTGATTCAAAAACAATTAGATTGTCCTGATTGTTATTCTGTGGATTCTTATCTAAATGGTGAACAACTTCACCGGGGTTTAAATAGCGACCCAATTTTGCTTCCATTACAATATGGCTTTCAAGAATATATCCTTTCTTTGTTGCAAAGGGGTGTGTTGGTAGAAAAATATAAGTATATCCTTTCCGGATTAGCTTCCCTCCTTTGCAGGGGTATCCGGTTCTGGGGCCGACTCGTTGAGTTTTTATTCCAAGCCTTTTGCACCAGTGTCCAACGGATGATTTATGCACCCCAAGGATATGAGCAACATCATGTTGGCGCATTTTTTGGTTTTCTACTAAATCCCTTAATTGGTTCTCATATAGAAAATACTTTGCCTTCATATTCTACCCCTATATATATTGATGGTAATAAGATAGTATCATACACCCTTATTGGTAGTCAAGAGGTATATGATTTTGAAGTGGAAAAATATCACAATTATTTTGCGGGTGGTGTAATCCATCACAACAGCGCGTTGGGTGCGAATGTTGTCATTTCCTGGGCATTGGGATATGAACCGTGGAGGTATGTTGAACCTGAATCATCGAATGGTATTTGCGTAGGGGGGCAGTGGTATCATAAATCGTCTTTGGGAATAGAGCCGCCTGTAAATATTATTATTACCGGTGAAGATTGGAAGCTGCATTTAGGGCGGGTTATTGTTCCAGAGTTGATAAAGTGGGCGCCGCGTGGCTGGTACACGACAAAAAGCAATGAACAGGGGGTTGAATATTACTGGACATGGAACAATAAGAGTACGTTTACATTGATGTCATATACTCAGGATGATGATTTATTTGAATCATTCAGGGCGCAAGGAGCATGGGAAGATGAGCCTCCACCGAAGTCAAAGCATACTGCGTTGAGTCGCGGTTTGCTTTTGGATAACGGAAAGACGCTGATGACATTAACGCCGTTAAAAGAAGCATGGATATTGGATGATATTGTTTTAAGTGGACGCAGGGATATTGGAATAGTTGGAGATTTGAAGATCACGGATAATCCTGATTTGTATAACAGTGATGTTGCTGTTTTGCGGGGAATGGGATTGTCGGATGTTCAGATAGACAAGTTTTTCGATTTGCTTTTGTATGAGGATAAGGAAAAAGGAACGCCTGTAATAGACCAGGGATCGGCAGCGGAGAAGTTTTTAGAGGAGATATTGGTTGCAGCCTGATAAACTTTCAGAAATATCAAAATTAAAGATATTGAAGTTTATTAAGGACATTGACCCTTCTGATGTTCCTCCTCGTGTTTTTGGGCAGTTTAAGGCGTTGGTTGGCAGGGTTTTGAAGGAGTTTGATGATAACGTTCATGTAATACAGCCGTTTACTGTGCCTACTGATTGGCCTGTAACGGTGATGATAGACTTTCATTTGTCTACCCCACAGGCGGTTTCATATTGGGCGGTAAACAAGCAGGAGTTGAACTATACTATTGCAGAAACATGGGAAAATCTGTCTGCCGATGAAATTGCAGACGATATTGTGCGTAAAATAAGGTTCAATGGTTGGAATATATCAGATGCCTATATTGACCCGTTATCTAAGGGTGATACGGCATACATGAAAAATGCCTTGGGGTCTAACATACGAGATACATTTTCCATTCTTGAGGAACGGTTAAGTGAGCATGGAATAACGCTGCATGTCGCGTCAAAAGATAAAGATAGCGGTATTAAGAACCTCAAGACATGGCTAAAAGGCCCAAACAAAATGCCGACATGGTATATTTTCAATACCTGTGAACGGCATTTATATGAGATTAAACGATGGGTTTTTGATGATGACGGAAAACCGTCAAAGGACTGTTCGGATCATTTTATGGAAAATGCCTACAGGTATACATTAACCGGCGTAAAATATGAGGATACGGTTATTGAACACATGCCGGAAACGCACTATCAAACCGAAAACGCATGGATGGGAATGTAATGGCGAAAGAAGAAGATATTATAAACGAAGCTAAAGAGCGCTATAAGGAATCTTGCCAGGGATGGGATGATATCTATAAAGAGGCCGTAGACGACCTGAAATTTGTTTATGATATAGATAACGGGCAATGGCCGGAATCCGCAAAGTCAACAAGAAAAGACAGGCCGATTCTTACTATAAACAAACTACAAAAGACATTGAGGCGCATCCGTGGCGATCATAAACTCAATCCAACCGGAATGAAAGTGCTGCCGGTAGACGATCTTGCCGATGTTGACAAGGCAGAACTTTACAATGGAATTATCCGTGAAATTGAATACCTATCTAATGCCGACATAGCATATGACACAGCGTATATGCATGCGATTTCGTCATCTATAGGTTTTTTTAGAATCATAACAAAGTACGTTGATAATGCAAGTTTTGACCAGGATATCGCAATTAAGAGAATAATAAACCCGTTTTCGGTTCATTTTGATCCATACGCAACAGAGTTTGAACTTGAGGACGCAAAATATTGTTTTATTGAGGAACTTGTTGATAAGAAGATTTTCAAGAAGAAATATCCTAAAGCGGATGCAACAAACTTTGAAAGCAATTCTGTTGCAGAGTTATTTGGTGAGTGGATACAGGGAGATAAAATTCGTGTTGCTGAATATTTTTATAAAGAGCCGATAAAGCAAAAAATTGTCTTATTGAAAACCGGGGAAATTATTCCAATAGAAAAAAATATCACCATTGAAGCGATTAAACATCTCGGCGGGGAAATCACAAGGGAGCGCGAGGTTGAAAAGTATATTGTAAAGTGGTGCAAGATGAATGGGCATCAAATCCTTGAAGAAACGACATGGCCTACTGAGGACATTCCTATTATTCCCATGTTCGGAGATGAAGTTGTTGTCGATGGCAAGCGGAATTATATTTCATTGGCGCGTGGTGCAAAAGACCCGCAGAGAATGTATAATTATTGGGCATCTGCGGCCACAGAAACGGTTGCGCTTGCTCCTAAAATGCCGTTTATTATAGATCATAGGCAAATTAAAGGTTTTGAAAGAGAGTGGCAGGAAGCAAATATAAAAAACCGTATGTATGTCAGGTATAATGCCATTGCCGGCCTTCAAAAACCATCAAGAGAGCCACAGGGACAAGTTCCCTCTGCAATTATGAGTATGATGCAGCAAACCGCTTATGATGTTGAAGATCATTTGGGACAGTATGAGTCATCTAAAGGAGAGGCATCAAACGAAAGAAGCGGCAAGGCGATTATGGCAAGGGTGCAGCAATCGGATAAGGGAACGTTTCTTTTTGTTGATAACGCCACTCGTGCAAAGGTTGCTTCTGGAAAGCAGATAATAAGACTAATCCCAAAGATATACGACACAAAGCGAGCCTTGCGTATTCGGGGTGAGGATGGGATAGAGAAAAGTGTAACGGTAAACAACCCGGTATTGGGAGAAGATGGGAATATCAGGAGAGATAATGACCTTACGGTTGGTAAATATGACCTTATAGCAACGGCGGGGGCTTCATATTCATCTAAACGCCAGGAAATGATTGAATACATGACACAGGTAATGCAGTATGCGCCGCAATTAGCAAATATAATTGCCCCGTTGGTTATAAAATATTCAGATTATCCCGGTGCAAAAGAAATATATGCAGAATTACAGAAAGCGGTTGTTAATCAGGCAGCACAGGGGCAGGAATGACCGATAAACAATTTTTAGAACTAAGAGAAGTGATTGAAAAGATATCTTATGGTGAAATTCTTTTAAAGATAGAAGCCAAGGAAGTAGTGTTGGTAGAGATTAAAAAAAAGGTTAAACTCTCTAAATAGAAATATAACGCTATCAAAGCACTTGAGGCGGCTTTTCGGAAATATCCGAAGTTGCCTTTTTTATTGTTCGTCAGCCGGTGCGCTAAGTCCGGCAAAACATATCGCCTATGGGCGCGAGGTAAAAAATGGAATTAGAAAAAAAAGAAATATCGACCGAAGAGGGCGCGGAAGAAAAACAGGAAAATGCGGAAGGTTTGATAAAAACCGAAGATGGAAAGCAGGAAGAACTGGAAGGTGGTGATAAGAAAATACCGGATGAAGGTGGTGAAATTCAGGATGAACAACCTCCAAAAAAGAAAACTGCACAGGAGCGAATTGACGAAATAACAAAGGCTCGGCGTGAAGCTGAACGGGAACGGGAATACTGGAAGAAAGTCGCACTTGAACGCGAAAATCGTGAAAAAGAGGAAGATAAAAAAACCGAAACACTTCCAGATACCGATCCAAGGCCGAAGTTAGAGCAATTCGGTTCAACGGAGGAATATGAGGACGCATTGCTTGTTTGGCATGACAACAGAAAGCAGCGTCAAGAGCAGGTACGCAAACAGCAAGAAGATCAGCATGCAGCTTTACAGAAATTTAACAAGGCCGCTGATAAAATGCGCGAACAATACGAGGATTTTGATGAAGTCATTGAAGCCCCGGTATTTAGCAACGAAATGCGCGTCATTTTACTTAATAGAGACAACGGCCCTGCGGTTGCTTACCACCTCGGAAAGCCAGAAAACAGGGAATTGGCTGATAAGATACGGTCATTGCCTCCCCAGATGCAGATTTATGAGCTTGGAAAGCTCGAAAGCAAGGTGCTTCTTGCAAAAGAGACAAAAAAAGTAACAGGTGCACCGCCTCCAATAAAACCCGTTGGCGATACCGGCGGTGTTCCTGAAATTGATGAATCAAAACTTACCGATGACGAGTGGTATAAACTCGAAAAGGAGCGAAAAAGAAAGGCGCTCGAAGCTCGGTATAAAGGAGGATAAAAAATATGAGTAACACAATTAAAACCCTACAGGCGGGAGATATCACGCGTAAAGCGTTGGCTATTCTGCATAATAAACTGGTTTTTTGTAAAACAATCAACCGGGAATACGATGGCAGGTTTGCTGTCAGTGGTGCGAAAAACGGTGGTTATCTGGAAATCAGAGAACCTAATCAGTTTACCGTTCGTACCGGCGCGGTAATGGATACACAGGATGTAACCGAAAGCACAACACAGTTAGTTGTTGCAACACAGAAAGGTATTGATATCAACTTTAGTTCTGTTGAATTAACCCTTTCTATGGATGATTTTGCATCTCGTATTCTTGAACCTGCAATGTCAAGGCTTGCGGCTGATGTGGACGCTACGGTAATTGCCGGATGCTATCCGTATATCTACAATTTTGAGAATACCACGCTCGGAACGAAGCCTGTACTGGCAGATATTCTCGCGGCAAGGGCATTGATTTCCAAGGGGCTTGCGCCGACAAGTGATAGGGTAATTATGCTTGATTCTCTGGCGGCAAATTCGGTTATCACTGATGGAAAATCATTGTTCCATGCAAGTTCTGAAATTGAACGGCAGTATTCAGAGGGTCAGATCGGAAGGATGGGAGGATTTACATTCTATGAGTCTGAAATGACGCCAACCCATACAACCGGTTCACGAACGGATACAACTCCGACAGTAAGCACAACTGTAGGAATTACCAGTGGTGACGCTACGATTACAATGTCCGGCGTTATTTCTGGGGAAACCTATATGGCTGGTGATATCTTCACGATTGCCGGTGTTTATGCGGTAAATCCCGAAACCAAAGCTCGGTATGGTCATTTGCAACAGTTTTCGGTTACGGAAACGGTGACGGTATCCGGTACATCCGATACGTTTGAAGTCAGTCCTATTCCAATTACCTCTGGTGCAAAGCAGAATGTCGAAATTGTAACCGGGTCTGCTACGGCAAGCGTAACCAACCTTGCCCATGGCGCGGCATCTACAAGCTATATCAACTCATTGGCATACCATAAAGATGCCTTTACGATGGTTACGGCGGATTTGGAGATGCCTGATTCGGGATGGTATGCAAGAAAGGTTATTGACGGAATTTCCATGAGAATTTGGCGACAGGGAGATATTGTCAATGATAAGCATCCTTGCAGGATTGACGTTCTGTTTGGATACAAAGCAATCAGGCCAGAGTGGGCATGCAGAATTTGCTCGTAAAGAAAGGAGGTAAAAAAATATGTCTGTTAATTATGTTGATGATGGAAATGATGATGGAACCAATTTCGGCAGAAGTGACGGAAAGATTGGTTTCTATGGATTGACCACGCCGATAGCGCAGCAGGATTTTACGGCAGCGGCAGTTACGGATTCTCCGCTTCAATACTCAACGGTATGGGGATTTGCAAATAGCTCTATCTCTACAAATATCGTTGCCTTACTGAATGAGATTCGGGCAAAGTTGGTTGCACTCAATCTTGTTGCCACTTAATATTAACAACAGGAGGGGGATTCGTCCCCCTCCCCTAATCATAATGGAGATATTATGCCTGAATTTTCGTTGGCGATTGCCAGCGCGTTTTATGAAGTAAAAGCATATAGCCCTTATATCAGAAGCCTTATGGAAGCCGTTATAGTGCTTAAAGAGGCCGGTATTCGTTTTACATATATGGAGGTTTCCGGGGACGCCTATGTTGATAGGGCAAAAAATCATTTAGTAGATATGTTTCTAAAATCAGATTTCTCCCATTTAATGATAATTGATTCAGACCTTGAATGGGATGTTGAGGGATTTGGAAGGTTGTTGAAAGTAGCTATGCAGGGGGCTGAATTTTGCGGTGGGGCTTATCGGTGCAAAGGAGATTTTACGGAATACGCCACTACGCTTCTTACTGAGGATCAATATTGTATTGGAAATACAGAAAGCGGTGTTCTTGCAATCAGGGTTACATCGTTACCTGGTGGCTTTAGTATTTATAGTCGGAAATGTTTTGAAAGGACGCGACCCGCGCTGAATACCTATATGATGAACTGGCCTGTGCTTGAAGCGTTTCGGTGTGAAATTAGTCCTGATGGCACAAGAGTTGGAGAGGATATTTATTTTCAGAGGAAATATATGAGTCAGGGCGGTAAGATATACCTTGTGCCAGAAATAACATTAACACATTATGGAGTAAAGGGATATGTCGGAAACTTTGATCTTGACTTGAGACGTAGACCAAATGCACCGGATAGTGAGTTTCTTATTAAAAATTTAAGAAATGAGCATAAGGGCGAAGATGCATGGATTATCGGAAAGGGAGCGAGTCTGCAATACCTTACTAAAGACGATATTGGTTCAGGCCCCGTAATAACATTAAATGAGGCAATTATTCCCGTTGAAAAACTTGGCCTTGAAAATCCAATATATTCCATGCAGAAAGACATGGATGAATGTGGAAAGGAATCCATTGCTCCACCCCAAAAAGCCAGCCTGTTGATTCATGAACGCGAGACTCCGGGAAGGCATAAAGATTATACACCAAGATATGTATTTGACAACATACTTGATTTTGATGTTCCCTGGAATACACCATCTTCTTTTTCTGCAACATATATCGCAGAACTATTTGGTTGTAAAAAGATAAACTATTTATGCTTTGATTCCGTCACAACAGGGGATAGAAACGTATGTCATTACAATCACGATGGAAGTTTTACGATAGATATTTATGATACGGAAAGAGATGTCAGGCAATACGCTCAAATAGCGGAAGGATTGAAAAAGTTAATTCAAAAAAGACATTTAACGGTTGAGTGGATAACTCCTCAAAGAAAGGATGGTCATGAAGTTAAAGAATAAGCAGATTATTGTTGAGACAACGAATGTTTGTGACGCGCATTGCGTTATATGTCCTCGTGAGAAATTCACGCAAAAATTACAGGCTATGGACATGGGGCTTTTTAAAAAGATTATCGATGATGCATCACAATATGATCTTGAATCAATAGATACTTGTGGTTTTGGAGAGTGTTTCCTTGACAAGCATCTTTTTGAACGATTCGCTTATGTCCGTGAAAAACTCCCCAAAGCAAAAGTATTTATATCAACCACAGCGTTTCACATGACACCGGATACATGGGATGATGTCATAAAATACATCGATATTCTAAAACTAAGTATCTATGGTGCAACAGAGGAAACCTATGAGGCATTTCACCGTGGAAAGGTGAAGTACTGGCAGTCCATGAAAAATATCATGGGGTTTTTGGAATATGTAAAAATAAAGCCGGTAAAGCCTTATACAATAGGATTGTTTGTAACAACGGATTTAAACCGGCACGAAAAAGATCGATGGATTGTAAAATGGCAACCGGAGCTTGACGAAATATTTGTATGGGAGCCGCATAATTGGATTGACGGAAGATCATACCGAACGGTCGATATTTCAAGACAAACTTCATGCGGCAGACCGGATAACGGCCCGTTATATATCCATGCAGATGGAACCGTAAGCCCCTGTTGTTGGGATATTCACAAGCGAATACCTCTTGGAAATATGAACACTCAGACCATTGAAGAAGTATACAAGGGTGAACCCTACAATAAACTTCGCAAGGCGCATAGGGAATGCGATTTCTCAAATTATATGTGCCGGGAATGTGATCAGACAAACTATACTCCCGAAGTATTGCTATACGCAACCAACCCACAGCGTAAAGTGGGGCAGATAACATCAAACATGGCGGTGATACAATGAAAAAATGTCTCCTAATATATCCTTCTGCCATGTCGGAAATGCCTCATTCGCTTGCTATGATAACAGCGATTTTCAAGGAGTTTAATTATAAGGTAAAGGTTATTGAGAACACATTTAAGCAGCCATTGAGTAATATTGATTTTATGGAGGAAGTTTTTAGATATAAGCCTGATATCGTGGGAATATCAATGCTTACCATGCAATGCTTAAATGTGTATGACCTTATTAAGCGAATAAAAAAACTCAATATCCCCGTTTTCGTGGGTGGCACTCATGTAACAACATGCGACACGGAAGCAATTGAAAACGGTGCAGATTGTGTCTTTCGCAACGAAGCAGAGGAAACGCTTCGTGAGGTTCTAAAGGGAATTGATCCGCATGATATTTTGGGCATTACTTTTCGAGATAAGGATGGAAGCATTATCAGAAATGAAGATAGACCGCGTATAAGGGATTTATCTACTTTACCCGATCCTGATTTCAGCGGTTTTGATATTGAACTTTTCAGGCTCGAAGGTGATGGCCTTTTAAAAGGTATTCACCGGATATACACATCAAGGGGATGTCCAGGGAAATGTACGTTTTGTGACAGCAAGGTTTTTGGACAAAAAGCAACGTTTAATCCGATTTCTCAGGTTATGGCTGATATTCAAAGGCGTGTTGATAAATATGGGGTGCATAAATTCATTGTTGCTGATGACTGTTTTACCATGAATAAAAAGCACGTTAAGGCATTTTGTGAAGGAATTAAAAAGATCACTCCAAAGGTAGAGTGGCAAGCATGGACACGAGCCGATATGATGACACCGGAACTTGCCAGAACCATGAAAGATGCCGGGTGTTATATGGTTATTTTTGGCATTGAATCCGGTGATCCAGAGACTTTAAAAAGAACCTGTAAGGGAACCACAAGAGAAAAGAACATTGCTGCTGTAAAAATTGCTTATGCAGAAGGTTTAAAAGTAGGCGTTAATCTTATGTTTGGTTTTCCTTGGGAAACGGTTGAAAGTCTCGATAACACGCTTTCCATGATGTATGAGGTGTGGGATGAAACCCATATGTTTAATGGTTCTGGTTCGATTGTTCCCTTCCCAGGAACTACGCTTTATAAGCAGTATGTAGAAGAATTTGGTTTTAAGGATTATTGGCTTGAACCACGGTATCAGGATTGCGGCGTTTCGCTTTATCAGAACGCCATAAATCCCTACGCCGTAAGCACTTTATCGCAAAGATATATGTATGATGACACCTACATTCAAGAGGAATACTTTTTTAAGTATACGAAGGAATTTGAAAAAAAGATGTCCGAAGTCGCCTATGAAATCGGAAGACATAACCTTGAAACCATGTATCCCGGCCATTGGCTAAAACAACGAGCTATTATAGCGGCCTGTAAACTTTCAAGGGCAATATATTTGTTGTTCCCGAACCTCGAAAAGAAAATAGGCAGCATGCTTTTTGGTAAAAAGAAACGTCCCGCAATAGAAGATCGGCGCAATGTTGCGCGTGGGCAGGTAAACAAACTGGTGTGCACATAAAATGGCAGTAAGAATAAACTTTAATGTCGCTTGCAATACGGATTTAGACACGATTAGGCTTAATCTTAAAAAGTCTATGAAATATAATCAGTGTCGAATCCGTTATGATTATGAACAGGTATTAAAAAAACCTCCATGCGCGATTGTGGGCGGCGGTTCAAGCGCAAAACTCCATCTTGATACTTTGAGGAATTGGGATGGAGATATATTTGCCGTAAATGACACAGCAGGGTTTTTATCGGATAACGGAATAAGCTCTTACCTTTATTCAATAGATTGTTCACGATATCCATATAAGATCGGTTCATTGGTAAAAGGCGCGGTTTTGGCAAGCCGCTGTCACAGAAAGCAATTTAACCAGTTTGACAAAAAAGATATCAGGATGTTTGATCTCGGAGAAGATGCACCCGGCGGAACATGCGGGGGACCCACAGGCGTATGTCGTGCGCCCATGCAGTTTCTAAGAATGGGATATCGTGCATTGGTTTATTTTGGATGTGACGGATCATTTGACAGGTTTGACAATACCCACGTTTCCGGCACTCAAAAAGTTGCACATGAAAATATGATGATTGTCAGGGTTAACAATATTGATTACCTTACAAATGCTTCTTTAACCGTGCAATCAGAATACTTATCAAAAACGATAAGAAAGCATCCCCAATACCTGATTAATATGTCCGGTGGGTTACTACAGGCCATGATCGATCACCCGGATGAATGGGTGGTTGTTGCCGTAACGGAAGATTTAAAAAAAGACGTTGAGAAAAAAGGAACTGTTTATTTCCCGAATAAATACAAGCCACAGGAGCATGTGATATGGGAACAGTCGCAGCAGATGTCATAACACCGGCATTTAGAAAGATAAACATAGATAGTCCGACAGTTACGCATATGTCAAATGCGCTTACTTCGCTTAACGAGCTTATAAGCATGTGGGGTGCGGACGGGATGAATTATGTACCCGTTGCAGAGTCTTTTTCTATAACGGCAGCGGATGGAGAATATACCATAGGAAGCGGCGGTGATTTTGATACCGTAAGGCCGTTAAGAATAAATACCTGTTATTTACGCGATTCGGATAGTTATGATTATCCAGTGGGTGTAATGTCGGCTTCTGAGTATGCAAATATAAGAAACAAAAGCCTGTCATTGCGTCCGACAAAAGTTTATTTATTGCCGGAATATCCACTTGCAAAACTTATTTTTAATACACTACCGGATGCCTCATATACCGGCTATTTTGAGTTTACAAAAAACTTTACTGAGTATGCGGCAACAACAACGGCCTTTGGGCTTCCACCTGAATACAAAGAAGCCCTTGTTTATAACCTTGCACTTAGTTTGGCCGCTGATTGGGATAGGGTTGTAAGCCAATTTGTCGCTTCAAGGGCATTGGAAACAAAGTTGATTATTGAACGCTTAAATGCTTCTATGCAGCCAATACCGGAATCAAAGTTTGATATTATGATGATTGGCGGTGTCAATTATGACATTGCAGTTGACGCACTTGTGGATGGTGGGGAAGTATAGTGTTACAAAAGATTCAGGTAAAACGTGGATTATATGCCGCTATTCCAACGCTGGATGACGGAGAGCCATTTTTTACGCTTGATACCCACAAACTATATGCCGGTCATGATGGTACAAATTATGAAATCGGAAGCGGTGGAAGTGTGTCTACCGTTTCTGTTGTTTCTGCAAACGGATTGGCGGGGACGGTTGCCAACCCGACCACAACCCCGGCAATTACCCTCTCAACATCAATTACCGGTATCTTGAAAGGCTCTGGGGGTGCACTTGTAGAGGCAGAGGCGGCAGATTTTCCAACACTCAACCAAGACACAACAGGAACAGCAGCAGACTTATCAGCAACATTAGCCATAGCAAAGGGTGGTACGGGAGCAACAACAAAGGCGGCGGCTTTCGATGCTCTTTCTCCCATTGTGGCGCAAGGTGACATTATCTATGGGGATGCGGCGGCTTCGGGAACTAAATTGACCATTGGGGGTGCGGGACAGCTTTTAAGGTCGGACGGTTCAAATCCAACATGGTCAACACTCACGATGCCAACAACAATAGCGGCGGGATCAATATTTGCGGCTAACGTAATTAATACGTTTACACCTATTACATCTTCAACAGGAACTAAAATTCTCACAAATACGACAGGAACGATTACATGGGAAACACTTGTTTCTATGGCAACCGATTCTATATGGGATGCGGCGGGTGACTTGGTTCAAGGTACTGGGGCAAATACAGCCGCAAAACTTACTAAAGGTGCAGAGGGAACGATTTTAAGGGCGGGTGCTACTTCCCTTGCCTATACTACAGCCACATATCCAGTGACCACAACAGCATATCAACTTTTAGTTTCTACCGCCACAAATGTAATTGGAGGATTGACGGTTGGAACCGATGGTAAATTAATCAGAGGTGTTACGGGAGCCGTTCCTTCGTGGTCTACTCTTACCATGCCGGATACAATAGCCGCAGGGTCGGTTTTTGCGGCAAATTCGGCCAATGTCTTAGCCGCGATCAATTCCACAACCGGAACAAAGTATCTAAAGAATGTGGCCGGTACAATATCATGGGCTGATGCGCTTACAGATAAACAAGTTATTTTTTCTACGAGTGGACTGCTTAGTGGTGATACGGCTTTTGTGTTTGATGGCGTAACATCAGGTCTTAAAAGGTTAATGGTAGGAGTGGCGAGTACAAATTTTGCGTGGTCGGTTTTACCAATGTCATTAGGTGTTCAAAATACCGTTGGTAATCAGTCGATTTTTTCTTATGCTCAAAATATAGGAACAACTCCTACCTCTGGTCAGATGTCATGTTGTGGTGCTTATCTGGTTGGTGAAAACGATTATGCTGGTGATACTACCGTTTTTGCATACGGGGCATATATCGAAGGCCGGGCAAGTAATAAGATGCACACCTCCGCAGTAGAGGCAAGCATCCAAAATACAGTAGGGGCAAATGTCAGAAATCAAACCCCTTATGACATGACCGACTCCACACATTTAACATATCCGTTGGCAACTGGTTTAATAGTCACAGCAAGCGGTACAAAGGGTTCGTATGGTGCATATGACGTTAGCACCGGAGTAGCGATTTGGGCGGGTTCTGATGCGGGAATAACTGCAAAGTTTAAAAAGGGAATCGTTATGGGTGTAAATTCTATAGCCTCCGTATCCGGGCATATTGAGGCTATTGCGCTTGCATCTGGTCATGAAATTGCATGGTATACCTCCGGGGCTACGGTGGGAAGACTTTCAAGTGACGGAACCAACCTTTCATGGACAGGTGCTTTAGTTCCAACAACTGCCCTTGCTGTGGCTTACGGGGGAACAGGATCGACTACGGCCAGCGATGCAAGAACCGCCCTCGGTCTCGCTATTGGTACGAATGTTCAAGCCTACAATTCAAACCTGACTGCCATAAATCAGGCATTGACCACCACATCCGGACCGACATTCGATCATGTTCACGCATCAATTTTTTATCCCACCACTTCCGTAAATATTTCAAATGCCGGGGCTTTGAATATCAATGATAAGAGCGCTGTCTATGGAAACGGAACGGCTGTTTATTTAGGTTTTGGATTCGCGGCTATGCATGCAAGAATTGCCAATGTGAATTATACATTATCGGTTGATGGCAATGGATTTGTAAAAGCAACAGCAGATTAAGGAGAAAATATGGATATTACACTCGAATGGATACACCAAAGAATTGGAGAATTATATGTTTCCAATATAAAGCTACAGGAAGAATTGAGCAAAAAAATGTTAGAGAACGAAGAACTAAAAAAACAGATTGTAACAGATGCTGATGGACAATAAAAATGCCGGACAAAAGAACACAGACTAAAGATATTCCCCTTACGGGAAAACTAAGAACTGCGGAACCGGCATCTATCGGGTTCGATTATCGCACATTAAAAAATCTGCGTTATACGGATACCCATTTGCGCGGTGTGCAGGGAATGACAAAGATCAATACTACCGCCTTGTCTACTTATCTAAAAGTACGTAATGCGTTTCATTTTGTAAAGTCAAAACAGGCAGAAAGTCATATCCTTATTCAAGCCTACAATACGGGGCTTACGGCATCGCAGGTTCTTGAGCACACCGCCGCAATACCAGCAACAGCCGACTTTTCCGCTACGTCATTACATTCAGATAATGCCGCCGCAGGGAGGGGGCGTTTTTCCGATGCCCCTGATGGTCAGATGATTTATTGTAATGGCATTGAATCATGTATATGGGGGGGGAACGAGGCAAATGTCGGTGCTTTTATCACATCAACGGCGGCGGTAACAGATACGGGGAGCGCTTCAAGCCCACACGATTATTCGTCTGTAATAAATAACAACAAGGGCGATATTGATAATGTGGCGCAAATTACCGCCGCGTCAAGGGTGTGGCTTGTTGGAACTACAAGACCGATACAAGGCTTAAAATATTATATCATCACACCAAATACAACTGCATCGACTATGACAGGTAAATATCATGACGGGAGCGCATGGCAAACGCTTACACTTACAGATAATACCAATACGGGGGCTTCCCTTGCACAAACGGGGACTGTAACGTTTTTAGCGCAAGGTTATGATGCACAACCAAAATATTTAAATGGTTATTATCTATACTGGTATCAATTCGCAATAAATGACGGTACGGCAAATATATATAAGGTTACAATGGATTCACCATTTCAAGCGATTGTTGATATGTGGGATGGCATATTTAGAAGCGTTATGCGGTTTTACGTTTTTATCGGTTCTGCTTATGTCGATTATACATCTCAGGTCTTAAAGGATGATTATGATTCCACATCTTCAAGTAC